AGGAGCTTGATAGGTTGTCTATCCTGCTCAACCGAACTAGGGAAGAGATTGCCCGTGACCACATCACGAGGTCTGAGTTCCGGGCGGACATGAAAGAGTTGCTGGAGCGCTTTGACAGGATTGAAGCCAAGCTAGATACTCTGCGGAGTAAACCAAGTGCCGGTCAAGTCTGAGGCACAGCGGCGTCTGATGTACGCGGCACTGAAAGATCCCAAGGGCACAGGCATCCCCCGTAGCGTTGCCGAGAAGTTTGTTGGTCCCAAAGCACATGCCGAAGGAGGCACCGTGAAAAAAGAATCCCCCGCGATGGTGAAGAAGGAACTGGCTTTCATGAAGGCCAAGAAGGCTCCCCCGGAAATGATCAAGCACGAGAAGGCTGAAGCCAAAGGCAAAGGCTACGCTCGTGGTGGTGGCGTCGAGTCCAAGGGCAAGACCAAGGGCAAGATCGTGAAGATGATGGGCGGCGGCAAGTGCTAAGGAGCATGAAATGAAACGACGCAAGTTCGCTGATGGTGGCGAGACCACCGAGATGGAAGAAGGCTCTGGTGGCTACGGTGCTCTGTCAGAGCCTGAACCTGCCGCTGAGAAGCCCAAGGTCAAGCCCAAGGCCAAACCCCCGGGTGGAACCCCTGGTGGCGCGATGCGTGGGCAACGTGCTGAATCGCCTTCACCTCAGCGAGTTGAAGTCACGGGTAAGCGGGCTCCGAAGGACGATGAGACCAAGTCCGTGTCCGAGCGTGCCAAGGCTGCACGTGAGCGTGCCCGTATGGGTGGGACGAGCACAGATGATCGCTCTGTGACTGAACGCATGGGCGGCTCCGAGCGTAAGGGCTCTTCCACTTCGACGGATACCCGCTCACTTGCTGATCGCATGAAAGCCATGCGCGAGAGCGCTCGGTCTAGCACCACCGGAACTGATACCCGCTCGGTCGGGGAGCGTATTCGTAGTACGCTTGGCTTTGCCAACGGTGGCAAAGTCCGTGGTGGTGGCTGTGAGCGTCAGGGCAAAACCAGGGGCAAGTTTGTATGATGGCCTCGCGTGGCATGGGCGCTATTCGCCCGGAACTGAAGAAGCGCCGGGATAACACCGACTTTTTGGAAGGTGGCAAGCGCCATGCCCGCAGGGACAACACTGACTTTCGGGAGTACGCCGAGGGCGGCAGCGTGAACGAAGCTGGCAACTACACCAAGCCTGGGATGCGTAAAGCACTGTTCAACAAGATCAAGGCGCAGGCCACGCATGGCACCGCTGCAGGTCAGTGGAGCGCCCGCAAAGCACAGCTTCTTGCCAAGCAGTACAAGGCCAAGGGCGGCTCGTACAAGGACTGATATGAAGGCCCCGCAGCAGAGTCTGAAGGACTGGACCGCGCAGAAGTGGACGACCAAAAGTGGCAAACCTTCTAGCAAGACCGGCGAACGCTACCTCCCTGAGGCCGCGATCAAATCCCTCACTCCTGCTGAGTACGCTGCCACCACTCGGGCCAAACGCGCAGGTAAAGCCGCAGGCAAGCAGTTCGTCAAACAGCCTCCCAAGGTTGCTGCAAAGACCGCAAAATTTAGGTAAGCCATGACCACATCCGGCACCGCTACGTTTAATCTCGACCTCAACGAGTACGTCGAAGAAGCCTTTGAGCGCTGTGGTGCTGAGTTGCGCACGGGTTATGACTTACGCACTGCAAGACGTAGCCTAAATCTTCTCTTTGCAGACTGGTCGAATAGGGGGATTAACCTCTGGACAGTAGAGCAAGGCTCTCAGGTTTTGACCCCCGGCACAGCTACCTACACGCTGCCCGCCGATACGGTGGACCTGATTGAGCATGTGATTCGCACGGGTGCGGGCTCTGCATCGACGCAGACGGACCTGACCATCACGCGCATCTCGGTTTCTACCTACTCGTCCATCCCGAACAAGTTGCAGCAGGCAAGGCCGATTCAGGTCTACATCAACCGCCAACAAGCTGCCCCGACTTTCACGGTGTGGCCGGTGCCTGACAACTCACAGACCTACACGTTCGTCTACTGGCGCTTGCGCCGCATACAGGACGCTGGTGCGGGTGGTACGTACACGCAAGATGTGCCGTTCCGTTTCCTCAATGCTTTGGTGGCTGGACTGGCGTATTACTTGTCCATGAAGATCCCTGGCGCGATGGAGCGTATGCAGGCGCTGAAGCAGCAGTATGACGAGGCTTGGGATCTGGCTTCGACGGAAGACCGTGAGAAGGCGGCGGTGCGGTTTGTGCCTCGCCAGATGTTTATCTCATGAGCAACCGTTTTGCAAACGGTGCAAAGGCATTCGGGTTCTGTGACCTGTGTGGGTTTCGTTTCGTCCTGAAAAAGCTCAAGAACCTGACGGTAAAGACCAAGCAGACTCAGATCAAAGCGTGTCCTCAATGCTGGACGCCAGATCACCCACAGTTGCAACTGGGTATGTACCCGGTCAGCGACCCAATTGCCATACGAGATCCTCGTCCAGACACAAACACTTGGTATGCCTCGGGTCAAACTGCTCTTGGGACCATCGGTGAAGGCAGTCGCGTGATTGAGTGGGGCTGGGCTCCGGTGGGCGGGTCCAGTGGTTTTGATGCGCCCCTGACGCCGAACAGCTTGGTTGGCGTGGGATATGTTGGTACAGTCACGATCAGCGTGACCTAAACACAAGGAGTCCGAAATGGCAGAGAAAGACACCAAGGCAATGGCTGCGCTCAGGGCGCATGCCAAGAAGTCCGCAAAGGAAGCCCACGGTTTCAAGAAGGGTGGTCCGACCACCGAGGATCGACTGAAGTACGGGAAGAACCTTTCCCGCGCCATGAACCAGAAGACGGGCTGACATCATGATGAAAGCCAAAAAGCTCGCCCCCGCCAAATCGGGGCAACCTCAAGAGATTGAGACCCTCAAGGACGAGATCTGCATGGTTGTCGGAAATACGGCTATGGGCAGACCGCCCGCTGCCAAAACGTCTGGCATCAAGCAACGTGGGTCTGGTGCTGCTACGCGAGGCTTCATGTCCCGTGGGCCGATGGCGTGAGGTGAGTTGTGCGGTACGGCAGTGTGTATTTACTAACCAACCAACATACTGGAGAGCAGTATGTGGGACAGACTATTAAGTCTGTTACAAGACGTTGGTACGCGCACTGTATTTCCGCACAAAACCCAAAATTTAATGTTTCGCACAACATTGCAAAGTATGGTAAAGATGCTTTTGATGTGCGCGAAATGTTTGTTGCATTTGACAAAGCCGCGCTCAACAGTGCAGAAAAAGCACTAATAGCAACGTTTAAGCCTATCCTTAATGCAACAAGCGGCGGCGCTGGAAGCCCAAGAAAAGTAAGCGCTGAGGAGTGCGCGGCACGCTCTGAAGCGGCGAAGCGTAGATGGGCTGATGCTGAATGGAAAGCAAAAACTGTAGAAAGCCTTAAACGCGCAGTTAGGCCCGCTGTACCGTATGAAGTGTTAAGACAGCGCGGGCTTCGCGTTTCGTCTCAGAGATGGGAAGGGCATATAAAGAAGACGCGAGTTGCCAATGGAACGGAAGCAAGAACCGCCCAGAGGGCTGAGCTAACTACACAGACATGGCAGAGTCCTGAAATACGAGCAAAACGAATTGAGGGGCTGCGCCAAGCTAATACGCGACCAGAAGTTAGGGCTAAGAGGGCTTTGGCAAGTATGGGGCGTATTATGCCCCGTGCTTCAGTAGAAAAAGCGGCTCGCGCAAAATGGAAACCTGTATACTGTCCGGAACTGCAAATTTCCTTTTTGAGTCAAAAGCATGCGGCGGAGTTTTTGGGTGTGCTAAAAACAACCGTTAATAATGCTATTAAGCAGAAAGGCAAGGTACAACGAAAGTTTACCTTGGAAATGGTGGCTTAAATCGACTACCAAAGCCTGAAAACCGCCTGCGAGGATTACGTCGAGAACACGTTCTCGGCGACTGACTTCGCCACAATGACGAAGTTGGCAGAGCAGCGCATTTACAACGCGGTCCAACTCCCCACGCTGCGCAAGACCTCAACGCTGTCTCTGACAGGGCAGAACGTCAACGCACCCACGGACTTCTTGGCGGCTTACAGCCTTGCGGTGGTGCTGGCTACGGGCAGCTACGAGTTCCTTCTGAACAAGGATGTGAACTTCATCCGTGAGGCGTACCCCGACCCTGCAGTAACTGGGACTCCGAAATACTACGCCCTGAACGGCACCACCACGCCGCTGGTGCAGCGGTTCTTGTTCGGCCCCACGCCGCCGATATCGCCGCTGCTGTCTGCTGAACTGAACTACTTCTACTACCCCGAGAGCATCGTCACGGCCACCAACACATGGCTGGGTGACAATTTTGACTCCGTGCTGTTCAACGCGGTGCTGGTCGAGGCTGCTCGGTTCATGAAGCAGGAGCCTGACATCGTGGCCGATGTAGACAAGCAGTACGTGCAGTCGCTGACGTTGCTGAAGAATCTGGGTGATGGTAAGGACCGCCAGGACGCCTACCGCAGTGGGCAGGTACGAACACAGGTGATCTAAATGGCCTTGGTGCAAACGCTATGCTCTTCGTTCAAACAGGAGTCATGGCTGGGTATCCATGATCTGGATACCGATGTTCTGAAGATGGCGCTCTATACGAGCGCCGCTTCTCTTGGTGCTGGCACCACGGTCTACACGACCACGGGCGAGGTCTCTGGTACAAACTACACCGCAGGGGGCGTGATTCTCACGAACGTGCAAGTCCTGCTCTCTGGCACAACTGCCTACTGTACGTTTGACAACCCTGCCTGGACTGGCGTGAGCTTCACGGCCCGTGGGGCACTGATCTACAACACCTCCAAGGCTGACCGGGCTATTGCTGTGTTGGACTTTGGTGCGGACAAGGTTGCGGGTCCAAACTTCACAGTGCAACTACCAACGCCCACTGCCACCACGGCGCTTTTGCGTTTCGCGTAAGGTAAATCATGCCGTCAACCTATACCACGTCTCTAAAATTGACACTTCCCGCCACGGGAGAGAATTCCGGCACCTGGGGGAACATCGTCAATACCGGCATTACGCA